AAGTAGTAAATAAAGAAATGGAATTGGAGGCTGCGACAAATGATGCGAGGACTGCATTAAAACAACTGCAAGATGTTTTGGGTTTAGACGCATAACTAAGCGCGTAAGGCGTGGCAACCCCGCGCTGATTTAAACATTAACACAGGAATCACGAATATGAGCAATGAGAAATTAGTGGCTGGGTTGTTATCGTTGTTGAGCGAGAGTTAGGTTTTTGGAGATTGGTATGAAAATACTTAAAGAAGGTAAATTACCACAAGAAAAAACTTATACAGCAACTTGTCGAGATTGCAAGACTGTTTTTGAGTTTAAGCAAAAAGAAGCAAAAATGAATTACGACCCAAGAGACGGCAACTACTTATCTGTAAATTGCCCCGTTTGTGGGAGGTTATCAACTCATGCTGTTTAGACCTAAAATTGTCCGATTCAAAGATGGTGCTTATGCTATTAGATTTTTTACACTGTTTGGGTATGAGTACCTTGACTTAACGACAAATACAATTCTTACGCACAGATTGAAAGATGATAATTTCAAACATTGTAAAGGGGATTTTGCTGCGGTTAGTCAAAAAATTTCTTTTTTCTATCCCAAAAAAGAAAAACACGATTGCGGAAAACCTGTAGATTTTGATTACGGCAGTAAAACCTAACTACTAGGTTAAGCAGTGCTAACCCCACTGCTTTAATAAGCAAACTGGAGTAAGTGAAAATGAATAATGAGAAATTAGAGGCTGGGTTAGCATCTGACTTGAACCGCGAGTTAGACACGACTAGCGATGAAAACGAAAAAGAGTTTTTTGGATGGTGTGTGCTTGATAAATATGGCGTGAGTCGGCACGTTATTCCAGCTAGACAGCATTTTTTTGGGTGTATCAACACTAGAGACACTCTTGAGGAATCTTCCCAAGTTTTGGAAGAATTTGATAGAGATTGTGCAGGACTTGCGCCGCATAAAATTTGCAAACTTTATATTAGTGTCTAACACACCGCAGTAAGGCGCAAGCACCAACAAACTACGATTAGCGAGAGGTTACTATGACAAAAGATAATACACAAGCGGATGAGTGCTTGTCGCACTTGACTGCTGAGTTAGGCACGTTAGAGTTTGGCGATAGGGTTGATTTTACAATTGATGGCGGCTTAGTTGGACGGATTCATTTTGATGAAATAAGCATTAAAGATGAGCTCGTGCGCGAAATTGATGCAGAGTTTAACTTGATAGCCAAAGACAACCCTGAGTCACTTGTGGAAATGTTCTTAGTAAAACACATACGGCTTAGAGCAAGTGCCTAACTACCAACGCATAAGCCGCAAATACCCTACAGCGGCTTTCTAAATTACGAAATAACCGATTGGGTATTTGTCGGTTTGATGCAGAGTTAGGCACGAATAGCGATGAATTTTTGACGTAGAGGTGAATGATGGTTATTGGAAAAACGTATAAGTTTAAATGCTCGCCTGAGATTTTAATTTATATTGGTAAAAACTTTAGTGGGAACGGGTATTGGCATCAATTTGAAAAGGCAGATGCCAGAGGCAAGGTCTGGTGCGAACTACTAGACCGTGATTTAACGATGATTGAAGAAGTGACTGCCTAACTACGCAATAAGGCGAAAGTACCCTACTGATTTAAACATTAACACAGAAAGCACAGGCGCGGAAAGATACACCATTATTAGCTGGGTACTTTTCGCACTTAATTGCTGAGTTATACACGGGGATAGCGATGAATACTGACGTAATGTTTTCAAGTGCTACGGATTTATGGGCAACGCCTAAAGAGTTTTTTGATAAGTACAATGCTGTGCATGGCTTTGAATTAGATGTTTGCGCGAACGATGAAAATGCAAAGTGTGAGAAGTTTTACACGATTCTTGAAGATGGCTTAACGCAGGAATGGACAGGCAACGTGTGGATGAACCCTCCTTATGGTCGCGAGATTGGCAAGTGGGTAAAAAAGGCATTTGAAAGTGTTTTTGTTGAAAAAACAGCAAAGAAAGTTGTTTGTTTGCTACCTGCAAGAACTGACACGCGATGGTTTCACGACTTTTGCACACAGGGAAACATTGAATTTATTAAGGGGCGTTTGAAGTTTGGCGACTGTAAGAACCCTGCGCCATTCCCAAGTATGATAGTGATATTTGGTGTATAACTCGTATTAGGCCCCAAAATGACGTATAACACACGTTACAGAGTGTAGTTATACGTCAAATTACATTGGGTGGTGTCAATGTTTGCACTGTTTATCTTTAGGATTGTCAATGCAGTATTGAATCCACCCAAACGGCGCATAAGACTCCCCACCAAGCACGGGCTTTAGCGTGTTGCTTGTCGTGCAAGCAGATAGCATCACTGCCAAGCCAATAACTTTAACCATTTGCCATTGCATAGCATTGACTCCCATTTATAGTTTGTGTCTAACGGGCTAACAGGCCAGTCATAGCAGTTATCTAAAATAAAACTACCTTTGTCTGTATCTACCCACAATACACAGTGCCCGCTTCCATCTGGCATATAACACACGCACAAGCCTAGTTTGTCTTGTGGCCACCCTTGTTCTAGCAACAATTTACGTTTCAACAGCGCGTAGTCTTCACAGTCGCCAAAATCCGTTGGCAAACACCAATGCTCAGGTTTGTTGTACTGTTCTAAATCTGTTTTATAAGTGACTGACGCATTGACTTTCGAGTTAATGCGTTCAGCGATTGAGTAGCTATTCACTAACAAACTCGGCAGGTATTTCGTCGCCTTCTTCGTAAATGAGGTATTCAGTGCCGTTGAATAAAATCAGCTTCGCATCGGACGGCATTGGCTCAATCGGCGTTACAACTTCGTTGATTACTGTAGCTGCAATAGTTTTCATTACACCACCTCTACGAATAAATCTTCTAACGTTAGTGTATCCGTACCAACAGCTAACTGTCCTGTGATAGTTATGGTTGTTGCCGCAGAAGTATCTACGGTAAGTGAGGCAATTGAGCCTGGCGATGAGCCAATACCCGCAACTAAGCCGCTACTACATTTCTGAACTGACTCAGAGTTAATATTTCTAATAATGAGTAACCCACTATTATTTGGAACACTCTGAGAGGTCATTGTTGAACACAACATCCCACCGATATTCAAACGTAATGTTTTAACGTTAGCATTGTTTGTTGTTGCCCAAAGCGGATAGATTTTTAGTTTACCGTTTGCACCCAAAAGCCCAGCAGGAATTGTAATTGTTGCTGTTGCTAAAGTCACAACGCTAGTTGAGCCAGTCAAGGAAAATGGTGCAGATAAAGAAAAAATCTTAATTGGATTTAGTCTTACCCAGTTTGTGCCATTGCCACGCCATAACGAGCCGTTTTCGCCAACGTCAGTTACACAAATAATTTGGCCGCTTGGAGCAACACTAGGCTTGTTAGCCCATGTGCTTCTCCCAACTCCGAGCCATTCCCAAGACGTACCATTTGACCGCATTTTAACTTGATATGTCGTGTTAAAAACCTCAGTGCCACTCGGTACGCTAGCTGCATCGGGTAATTCTGCCTCTGTGTAATCAGTCGTAACAACAGTTACAGGCAAAGGATTGGCATAGCTCGCTGTTTTTAACTCACCATCATTTAATGATGTAAAACCCGCAACCAATGCCACAGGCAAAGGATTGCTATGGTCAACAGTGATTAGTGTACCCGTCTCATCTAAAAATGCACTCATAAAAACCTCTTTGTCTAAAATTTTCGTTTAACAATAAAATCATCAATAAGAGCAACAATGTTACCAGCACTAGCCCATTGTTCTGAGTAGTCTGGTTTTGTATATTTTGCCATTTTTACCTCTTTTTAAAACTTACGTTTAACGATAAAATCGTCAATCAACCCTGTCATACCTACAGAGCTTGGGAACGAGCCTATAATAAAACCATTGCTACCCCTCGCATAACCACCACTTGCAACAGTCGCTACTTCAACATCATCAACTTTTAGCGAGTATGTTGTACCCGTGAGAGACAAATTTATTTTTGCTTGTCTGCCGACAAATGTAGTCGGGGCTGTATATTGCATCATAAGTGTATTATCTGCAGAGCGGACGTGTAGTGTTGTTGCACTATTAAAACGCAACAATAAACCAAGCGCGGCATCACTTGCGGTATGTACCCAAATGTATTGACCACTTGTATAAGTGACTTTACATTCAACCTCAAAATCTGAGCTAGAAAAGTCAAAATCGCTGCTCGCTGTATTTGCAGCGTCAGCTCTGATATAACCATTCCCCGCTAAATTAAGTTGATTGCTCAGTATTGCGCGAGTGCCTGATGCTGATAACGATGGTGTGTGTCTGCCTGTGCTGTCAATGATTGCTGAACCATTCGCACCGTTAAACTCTAAATTTAATACGGTGGTTAAACCTTGTTCCGATTTATTAAGCAAAGCTAATGGAAACATATTAACCCCCTAATACTGTCCATGTATTGCTACCGCGATAAATCAGTGTTTTAATTTTAGCGTTAGCACTAAAAGCAAGCGTACCGTTTAGTGTCACACCGCTAGCAACCAATAATTGAGCAGCGTATGTGCCTGTAATGTGAATGGTCACGCTATCACCTACCGTCTTGCCTGTCGCTGTAGCCGCGTTAATGGTGATGCTAGTGAGTGAGTTATTCGATAACTCAATAATAGTATTACCGTTAGCTGTGACGGCACTCGCTGGCACTGTGTACGTTGTATTAGCGTCTGTAACAAATTGATAACGGCTATTAGCGATTGATGTGTATGTTGTTTCTGCTGTAGCTGTTGTCAGATATGTACTTGCGGCTGTGGCTGCACTTAACAAGCCATCAATAATAAATGTTTTAACCGCGCTCAATAACGCATTAACATTACCACCGCTTTGCACCAATGGTATTAACTCAGTACCACCTAACGTACCATTGCTTGATAACTCACTTATCTTTTTATCTGTCATGATGTTGCCCCGTAAATTGTACCCATGTTTTCCCACACGATAAACGATTGGCCGTGGATAGCATCGCCAGCTTGACCACCATTAGCCCCTAATTGTTGAATAATAGATATTGGCGGAATATCAACAACTACCACACTTGCCGAAGCTCCTGCTTGCCCATTTTGCGCGTATGGTGCGCCACCATTTCCGCCATTGCCAACGATTACTTCTATTGAGTTATCTTGATTTTCTCCATACATTACAAGAGACGTAGCTCCAATGCCGCCTAAACCTGCTGTTACATCATTTGCAGCCGTAGCAGCAACTGGCAAAGGTGTAACTGGATATATAATCGATAGAGTGCTATTACCTGAACCACCAAAAGGCCACCCACCACCTCCGCCCAAACCGTCAGCAAACGCAAAATTAGATAATGATGCACCTCGACCTGCCCCACTACCACCTCCACCTGCTGAACCACCAGAAATAATACCTTGATTATTAATAGTAATTTGTTGGTTAGACAACAAAGAAACTCCGCCATTTTCCCCGCTTGTTGGGTTAACTCCTAAACTTGGATATACATCATAACCACCATTACCACCGTTACCGCCTCGCCCTGCCACAATCGCCCCTGCTTCAATAATGAGCTTAACATACACACCCACAGGCCATGTATTGGGATTGGTTAAAGCGTAGTTTGAGGTATTAGAGGCTGATACTAACACGCCTGACGTGATAATAAACTCGACAATCGAACCAGCCACCAATGTCGATGGGTCATAGCGTGAGTCATGCGCGGCTTTTAAGTTTAAATCAAGTAATTCACTCGGCACACTACCATCAATATAAATTTGTCTATTGCTAAATGTTTGAGTGCTAAAGGCGAATTGACGCGCAACAAATGCCCATGTTGTGCCTGTTTGTTTTTCAACTCGCTTGGTAATTTGTAGAAGTAATTCTAATGGTGAGCCTGTAAAATCTTGTTTTTGTTTTGACTCAATGGTCACAAAATCGCATAACTTTAAATTAGAGTCCTTAGCATCAAGCATAAAATCAGCTTCAACAGGTGCAAGAGCAAAACGCTCTAAATACCTGTTAGCCAATTCAATCGCGGCTGCTCGGTCTGTTATCCATCTACTCAAAATCTTTTTAATGCGTATATCGCGGTTTTGTACGTCCGATTGGTCTGCTACGTTTGAAGCAACATACAAATTTGAATAGTTAGCATCGTCTGACAAGTTTTTTGACGGGTCAAGCACGCCGTAATAAACCCAAACTTCATTGACTCGGTCATCAACAATATCTTTTAGTTTTAGGCTATCGGCTAATAGATTGTATTCACTTGTTAATGCGGTTATTTGTTCGCTACCGCTATTAGGCCGAATCGCTCTAAATACAATCTTCTCTAGCACTTCGTCCCAATACAAGAAAAAGCCGACCTGTTCCGACAATTCGGTGATTAACTTAGATACGCCTGTGGGTGTCGTGATAAGTGCGTTATAGAGACGTGGTAAATAACCTACCTGCTCCGCGTCCCATGCTGACTTATCAATATAAGATGTAGGCACACTGGCAAAATTAGTTAATAAATCATAGACAATGTTTTGTGATGTTTGCCCTGCAAACTCTTTGCATAATTGCACCGTATCAAGCTGTTTGTGTGTGGCGGCTAACGTGTTACGCTGACCTCTAACCACTGTGAACACATCGCCTGAGCGCGTGTAGCTCATAACCTCACCACCTACACGCACATACCCACTCGCATCATAATCAGCACCTACGCCCGATGGTGTAACTGTAAATGATGTCGCAATAGCAGTCATATCTAAATTTAAACGGCCTTGACTTGGGATAGGACACACCGCCCTTTCGTCACTGGCCAATTTTAAAACATCTTTACCCATGATGCGTGTCACGCCTAACGCGTCTAACCCGTCCCACGCCTCAATAACAAACGTCCTACGCTCGAATTTATTAGCACTAAATGAGCCGTCTGTATTTAAAAACCCTGTGTAAACTCGCATGATACGCGCATTGTAAAAAGGGTTACGCGCCTTTAGTTTGCCGAAGTATGTGCCTTGATTGATGGGTATATAAGTACGGTCATTAACATAAGGGTCAATGCGAATGTCATCATGGGGAAAGTCTTGCAAGCGTATATCACATGAAGCCCGTAACCCCATGCCGTTTTTTGCGTCAATCTGTGCAGGTGATAGACTGATTGATTTTAGGCATGGTATAGCGTCTAGGCCAACAGGCACACGCGCCCCATTAGGACTACAAAACCTGTATATCTTGGTTGTCTTGTTGAAGTTAGCAGTGTCATTACACGATGCAAACGTATTAAAACATTTAGCATCGCCTGTCTCAATTGCTGTGCAAGGCGCTACACCTGCTGCATTAGCGCAAAAATCCAACTCTAGCTCAACATAATTAAACGGCTGTCTGCCAAATGACGATAAATTCTCAACGTACGGGTTGACGTAAACAAGTGAACCATCGGGATTATATTGAACTAATAAATCAGAAAGCATAAGTTACTCATAAATGATTGTGATGTCAGCGGCAGTTCCGCCTGCCAATACAACAGTCAAACCCGTCGTAAAATCTAACTCATAATCAAACGCACCGGCTTCTGCATCGCTCGTGTCCACCACACCAATCACAGCACCTGTCGCGGTTGTGTTGTCGTAGATGGTCAATGTGTTGAGTATACCGGCTCTTGTGTTGATTACGATGCGACGCAAAACGCCTGCACCGCTTTTAACCGTAGTCGTGCCGTTTGCGTTTAGATGAGCATAACTAGACGCTGATTTTTTAATAACAATATCAGAATGATTAGAAGCTAAAACAACAGGAACACTAGCCAACATTGTATTTTGACCAAGTGCTGAAAACTTTGCAGATAATGCGCTTAGTGTTGACTCAGTCGCTGCCCCTGTGGGCAATGGTAAAGACACGGCACTAACAGGTTGTGTAGCTTGCCAAAACGTGCCGCTAACTGGTACTGGGTTGCCCGCATCATTACTAATTTCAATTGAGCTATTCTTTATTGTAACAGGGACATAGCCGCCGTCTAAAGATGGTAGTTTTGTATCAATACTTGTTAGACTTGCATTACCACTTGTCTGTAATGCGGCTGTACTTGCACCCGTGGGCAATGGTAAAGACACAACGTTACGCACATCAACATAAGCACCGTTAGAACCTACGCGCTGATAATTGGTAGGTGTCTCAGGGTCTGCTAAATTAACCACTTGGCGATAGACTAAACCATAGCTTGTTGTTACGACATTATTATCTAATTCTTTACTTTGGGCTGGTACTGATACGCCACTTGGTACAATAGCCATTATTTAATAACCCCCTCAAAAGTGATTCCACAGCTACCATGACCGCCGCCTATTCTGTCATCGAATTTAACAGGCGCGAATGATGTTTGATAGCATAACTGATTGTTGTATAGCGGCGTATTGCCGAATGAATAAAAAAATGGATAGACTTCGGCGTGCTGCTTAAATGGCAACCATGTCGCATATAACCACGCATGACTTATGTTGTCTAAATTGATGCTTGTCGGCTTAACTCCTGTCCTAACAATTGAGCGTCCTAGATATATACCTGATTCGCTTTTGTTGTTAGTGACAACAATATCTTCATTGAGCTTAGGTGGTGTTATGCCTTTATAAAAACCTAGCTCAAACTCCATACGCTGACCAATGGCCAAAACTGCAATTCTAACTGTTGTTGACGCGGTAAACTCTAAGCGATAATAGCGATATGACACACTATCTAATTTTAAACAGACGTTGTAATTATCATCTACTATTTGACTCGGTATAGATGTGCTAGTGTTGTATATATAGCTTCCGTCATACACGCCTGCGCTTGTATTGTTGATTGTGGCAAGTGTCACGCTCACCGAAAAATCGGATAACGCACTTGCTTTTAAAATGATATTGTCGGTGTTTGATGTGAATAACTCATGCGCGCCTATGGCAAAATAATCAACACTCACCGCGCCACCACAATCAATGGTGATACTGTTTGAACCTGCATCAAACGACACAAACTCAAACGGCTGCCAGTTTTTTAACGAGTTGACACTATAGCCGCTAGTCACGCCAACGGCTGATAATGTGGCACTTGTTACGCGGTTTTGATAACCAATAAATGCAGCATCAAAGCTCATTTTTTACGCCATATTAACGATGTAATCTTAGAAACAAACCAATAAAGCACTAAAACTTGAACAACAACATAATACCAATATGCCATATTTGCCATTTTACACCACCCTTAAAACAGCACCGTCTTTGACTTCTTCACCGATTCTCTGCATTAACTTTAGCACCGAATCGCGGCTATACATAGTATTTTCTTCGCCAAAAACACTGACATTAACGAAACGCTGCATGATAGGCTGTTGTTGTTGAGGCTCTGCACTTGCTGCCCCCGATGCGCCTACACCCGCACCGCCTCCGCCTGCACTACCGCCACCCGCAAACGTAGAGGATTGAATAGCGCGTAACTGTGCTAATTGACTTGCTAATGCTGCCGCACCCATCGCTGCACCGACTGGCCAACCACCCATCTCTGTACCATGCTTCACGGCTGCCATGACTGTTGATGGGATATTGATAACTGCTTCTGCTAATCGTGCCGCTTTGGTTAGCTCAAACATCTTGCGGCTATGCTGTGACATACCGCCAAAGTCAGCCGCAAAAAACGCTAAACTACCTTGCAATTGTCCCTTTTGAAACGCTTTGTTTAGCTCTTGAATCTTGCTACCCGTACCCATCATTATATCTAGTTTTTTCGCTGAATGAGCTAACTCGGCCTGTAACTCGGCCTTTTTTAAATCATCTTTAAAGATAACCTCGCCCTCTTGTAGCTCGGCTAACTTATCCATCTTTTGTTGGTGCTGTTCGTCTAATAACTCAAGCTCGGTCAAGCCTGCGCGTCTGCTTTCTTCAATGACTTGCTGTATTGAGTTAATGCGGTTTGTACGGTATTCATCTTCGGCGGTTTGCTTTTCTAATAACGCGGCCTGTTCTTTTTCGCTAGCATCTAAAACTTGTTGGATAATATCATTATTAAACGCCTCATTAGCAGCTAAAACACCTGCTTTATATTCGCTATCACTTAACGCTTTTTGGTCGTTAAATTGTTTTAGTTGGCTTAACAGTGCTTGAAAATGTACGCCCTGTAATTGTAGTTCACTCATGTTAGATTCAAGAGTCTGTTTTAATAACTCTTGTGCGGCCTTGCGTAACTCGTCTGCTTTTTTAGCGGCCTCACCATCATCACCCGCGCCCTTTGGTGCTGTAGGTTCGCCTGTTTTGTTTTTGTTTTTGACTTGGCTCGCTTCTTCAATTGCCGCATCTCTAAACGCTTCGCCTGCTTTACCACCGATGCCGCTTGCAAAATCTTCGATGCCTGTTGTAGCAAATGATTCTAAAAACTCTTTAGTCTGTTTTACCTGTTCCATTACCGCGTTTAATGAGGCGGTTTTATTGATTGGTACAGGGTCAATAGGCGGTAATCCCTTAAACTTGTTATAGACGTTTTCAGCTTTAATCATCGCATTTGTTAAAGCTGCAACATTTGTATTATAAACATCCATCACCGCCGCGATAGGCACGGCAACACCCATTACAATGATATTACCTAAAGTGCCAATAGATGCGGCTGTGATTTTTACGATGCCATTGGTTGCGGTAAAGATGTTTATTAGCTGTGCGCCAAGCTCGATGGATAAAAACGTAAGTACGCTTATATTGTTTTCTAAGTCGCCTGAGTCAACATTAAACATGGCGTTTAGGTTACGCGTGGCAACCGTAAAGGCTGGGCTTAAATCACTGCTTACAATCTCGGTTGTGGTACGCAAGTTTGCTATAAGTTTGTCAAATTCTTTGTCGGCCTCAATCGCGCGGCTTACGTCTAAATCATCAAGTTTCGGTAGTAAATTATCGAACTCATTGGCCAATGCTTTTACATTAACTTCGGTTAGTTTTAACGCTGGTAGCCAATTATCACCAAAAAGAGTAGCACCTATTTGTGCTTTATCGGCTTGGCTGCTGACTTGGCCTAACGCGTTAGCAACGGTGATTAGCTGTTCATCTACGCCTAATTTGGTCAACTCGGACATTGACAAACCTAGACGCGCAAAAGACTCTTCAAAGTCTTTGTTGCCGTTAGCCGCTTCGCCTATTTGCTCGTTAAGCGTTTTGGCCAAGTCAATCATCATGTCAGTTTCAAGGTTTGCACCCTCTGACACGGCTCGCAATCGCGCTAATTGATTGTAGGTAAGGTTTAGACTGTTAGCTAATGAGTTAAATTCGCGTATTGCATTAGATGTGGTAGCAGTCAACACACCGACAGCCGCCGTTGCTGTAGCGATTGCAGCCGCTAACATTTTGGCTTTATCAGCCGACTGCCCAAAGCCACTAGATAACGAGTTGTTAGCTTGTTGGCCTTGTTGTTGTGTGTTGTTTAGTTGTTGGTTGACTTGCTGTAGGCTGTTTTGTAACTGGGTTACATCGGCGCGTAAACTAATTATAAGGTCGTCAGTTGTTGCCATGGATTTTGTCTAACTCCTCATTTAGTTCGTGGAACTCGGCCAATGACATCGGCTTGCTGTAACTTTTGCCTGTGCTTATTTCCATTTTATCTAAGTGCGTATCCCATAACGCCCAAAAGTCAAAAGGCGTTAATTGCCACGCATCACGCGGCTGTATTGATAAGTAAATGACAGCACTCGACCACAACTTATGCCAAATGCTGCCCTTGCCTACTTTTTTTCGCCGTCCTCTGACACGGTTTTGATGTCACTATCACTACCAGCTGTCAAGATGTTACCCGCGAAAGTAGCGACCGCAATAGCGTAATCACTAAGGCGTTTTGACTTTAGCATACGCTTGTAAAACTCTTCGCGTGTCCACCAGTCGGGATAACGGCCAGTGGTAGGCACTGCACAAGCAAGCAATGCTTTGGTGATGTCGCCCACTTTTGGTTGTTGCATTTGAAAAATCAACTCATAGATAGGCTTACCTGTCGCCGTTTCTAATTTGTCCAAATTCTCAAAACTTGGGACTAGATTAAACTCTAGCCCCTCGATGTCCAACAATACTAACCCGCGCATATTAAGCCACCGCTGTATAAGTGATTGTACCCGCGCTTTCTAAGCTCATACTAAAGTTTTCTTCTTTGTTGTATTCGCCTGAACGCTCACAACTAGAGATAGCCCATAAGCCTGCCCACGCCTCGCCAGTGCCTGATTCAATCTTGCAGTAGATATGCGTATTTGCGTTAGCTGCAACCATGACATGGTCAGTAAATACCGCGTTATCAGATACCACGCCTGACACCTTGCAAGAATAAGCACGAACACCCGCACCCTCTAACAATTGACGCGCACCTGAGCTGTCTTTGTCAGTTACATCTACCGTCTCATTGCTGATAGACAAAGAGTCAGTTTTACCACCACCGATTACCGCAAAAACATCGGGACCCGTGCTTGTGCGTACTTTGATACGAAAGTCACTACCTTTATACTTAGCCATTATGCCACCTCACTGATTAACAAATTAAAACGCATTACGCCATGGCGGGTAATGCCGTCTGTATCAATAACCATGTCATGTCTCAAAAACTGACATAACACGCTTTGCCCACTATCTAAAGTCAAGTCTTGATTGTGCAATGCCGCATGGCATTTGTCCATCAAACCGCGAATCTCTTTTGTTCCCTCGACACGACTGCCAATGTGCAACGTGATAACAGCCTCTAAACCATTATCATCTTTATTCGACCAATCTGCCGCACCGCCATCCTCTAACCATATCTTAGGAAATGCTGTCTTATCGTCTAAAATCTCTTTAACTAAACCAACTAAGCCTGTTGTACCGTTTAGTTTTACCCATACAGCCTTGACGTAACTGTTAAACAAACTCATATCGGTGGCACTCCCTGCATATCGCGAATAGCTTGATTAACCGCGTTTTGTACAATAGCAATTGCCACTTGTTTCTTAGCTTGCAACCCTTTAAACATAAACGGACGCGGCTGCAATCCTCTGCTTAAATCGCCATATTCTAGCCGCTTGGCATAAGGTGCGATTGAGTGAAGTGATAAGATACGCACTCTTAAATTTTGTAAATCTGGCTCAATTTGAATAGAGCGCACCAAAAAACCTAAGTCTGTGGCAGGTGATTCATTCGGAGCGGATGCTGTATGTGTCCTGTTCGGATTGGTTTTGACGTAAGTTTTACCACCGCGTGGTGATGTTTGAATATTACGTCTAACCTCAGTTGCTACCATCTCACCTGCAATAATGAGATTCGCCTCAAGCCTACGTTTTAAAGCTGCGTTTAATTGTGCTACTAATGACATTATGCAGCCTCCAAAACAAACTTAAACCCGTCCTCTAACAATAAAAATCCACCATCTTCTAGCAGTATAAAATTATTATCAACACGGCTTACGGTATCAGCACTTTCTAACGTGATCGAATATAAACCATCTTTGTTATATTCGCCCGATGTCTCAAAAGCCGATAAAATAAAACCACCTGAATATATTTCACCATTGTTACTATTGATTTTTACGTTAAGTATTTCGCCTGTATTGGCTGCATAACTGATTTTTTTATAACTATCTGCACTACTAATGCAGCCCTGCGCCTTAATGCTCACTGACTGTATGCCGCAATTCTCTAATAACTCGCGCTGTAAATCGCCTTTGCTAGTCACATCAACCGTTTCATTATTTACTGTCATAGTGGTTGTACGCATCGCGGCTAATACCGTGAATACGCTGTCAATCTCAACTTCTAACAAAAATAATGCGCCTTTCATTGAGCTGTCGCTCCCCATAACTCGGCTTTAATGTCGTAAAAGTCTAGGTCATCTTTATTGCGGCTAACGCCCGTAATTCGGTAATACTCGTTACGATGTACAATGCGTATATTATCGCTATCCCTTGTTGCAGGTACTGTGACTGCTTGGTTTTGTCTGATTGTAAATGTATAGCCTTGCGTGTGTTGATTCTCACCACGATAAAACCTTTCACGCTCGCTCTGTGGTGTCGCTTTCGACCATGCTAACGAGTGTTGACCATGTGCTAGTAAAGCCGCCTTGGCCATCGCTTACTTTAGCGCATTGCTCAATCGTGATACGGTGCTTTAGTTCGCCAATGTTCATACGTTAAATACTCGGTATTGATTCAACACGCTCACAACATGGGCGGGTAAATCGTAAGAGCCGCGATTATAAAAACGGTATGTGACAAGGTCTTTTAGTGCTTGTGTAAGTGGTGCTAGGCTAGATAATGCTGTGGCCATTGTCCACTCAATAACGATTAGCTCATCATTTGAATAGTCATAATTTAGGCGTAAACAGCCTGTTATTTCATTGAATAAATAATCTGTAATTGTATCGCCGTCAACAGTGACAGCAACAGATGATGCGGTAATTCTTGGTGAGTAAAAACGATTTTTAATTGTTTCTGCAATGTATTTACTGCGCCAAACTTGAGGCCGTAATACGTTTTTAGTGTATGACTCAACCTCGCGTCTGCATGAAGTAATTAAAGAGCTAATCAAGCTATCTTCATCACTGTTTTCAACTTTAGCCCATGCTTTTACATCGGCTGTCGTAATCGGTTCGCTGCCCGATTCACTGATTAAAATAGACATGATTAGCCCTTTTCATGGTTAGTTAGCTTGGGTCAACTTCGCCTTGCAAACGTAAACCAAACTTAACAAACGATGCGCCAACCGACAACGTAGAGCCAGCAGCAGTTACGGCTGTTGCGCGTACATAGCGTTTAAATCCAACATAACCAATACTTGACACACCTGCGGCTGTTAAGGCTGCACTTGCTTCGGTATTGGTTAAATCAGCATCAGCAACGGCTGTATAGTCGCTGTTGTTGTCGGATTCTTCGATTAACGGTGTTACGCTACCATCGGTATATTCGCCGACTTGGAAAATAATTTCCAAACCTTCGCTACCCTGACGGTCAATGGCTACACCTGCAACATCTTCACCATTGGCAACGGCTGTTAGGGCAATGGCAACGCCTGCGCTAATTTGACTGTGTAAATCTTTATTGATAGTCATGTTACATTGCTCCCATTAAGCCTTAAATTCAACAAAACGGACGGCTTCGGAGTTCACCAAATCGCCACCTGTGCGCTTAGTAAAGTACCATTGCACCACATCAGGATTGGTGATGTTGTCACGAATGACATTAACGCCGCGGCGGTCAACAATTTGATACGCTTGGTTTAAATCACCAACGAACATAGACAAACTATCGTTAGCAATATCGGCCATATGGTCAAAATCAGGCACTACAGGAATACCCAAAATCATACCAAACGGCGAATCAGTTAAGTTCCATGTTGGTTGCCAGATAAAGTTACCATCGGAGTCTTGTAACTTCATCGCTTCGGCAAAAGTGAAGCGATTCATGCCCCAAATTGCACCCGCACGATAAGCACCGCGTAAGGACATGGCCGCATCAATCAAAATTTTACCGCCGTTAGGAGTTGCAGCAAAACCACCATTTGCGCCAGTTTTGAACTTTTGTACTGTACCCCATGCGCGGCTATTGTCGCCCGTGTATGCAGTAGCAACAGTCATCATGCCGCGTGGCTGTAACACACCGTTACCTAACAAGAAACCGTAAGCCTCACCCTCTGCAAAACCTTGAGCCGCATCATTAACAATCATTGCTTCAATGTCGTAATCCGCATCTTCAAGCATTTCTGTTGTTGCTGTTGGTTTGGCGTAAAGTTTTTTGACTTTGATTTCGTATTGACCAAACTGTTTTGTCGCTGTGGTGCTTGGCGTATTGCCTTGAAAGCCCCACGAATAACTGTTACGGCCATTGTCAATCAAACCTGTCACAGTTTCTTTGCTAGTGTTTTTAACATTGGCAAAACGGCGAACAGGTGAATTGTCGCGAATACGTTGGATAATACGGCCAGTCGTGTCGGACGTAGTTAAATAACCACCATCAGGATTAGTAATCGTGCTTAATGCTTTTTGCTCAGTGTCGCTTAATTGCATACCGCGCATTTTTTTGAATAACGCGCTTTTTGCTTCACGAACTTCTTTAGTTAAACCATCAACGCCTGTTTGAATTTGTGCAGATTGAGCTGCTTTAAGTTCTTGAATAGCTTGAATCAATCCAGTGATGTCGTTTTGAATCGCATCTTGTTTGGATTTTGTTTCGGCTAAAACATCACCATGCTTTTTAAATTCAGCTACGGCTTGTTCTTGGGATTGGCGCAATTGGGATACGGCATTGCCTGCATCATCAATTAACTTCTTGACTTCGGTAATATCAGTCATGAGACTAACCTCGCAATGTTTGATTAAATTTCACTAATGAAGCGGCTAACTCATCATAATTAGGCTCATCATCTCGAATTGCCTTGATTTTACTGATTAGTGTTTTCGCCTCAGAGCGTGATAACTTACAAACATCGCGCAGGTAATGTTCACAGTCTCTTACAGTGTCTAGTTTACACGATTTCATGTCATTGACAAGGGCATTGGGATTCATGGCAAATGTCACGAATGAGTATTCCATCACCGACAGTTTTTTGATAATGCGCGTGTCATTATCATAGCTAAAATCATCAATTCTAAAGCCAATGCTTAACCCATCAATCGCGTTGTTCTTAACTAAGGTACGCGCCTCTTGTGCTTTTTGAATATCAAGCAACAATTCACCATCAACCGCTAGGCCGTTATCATCTTCGCGCATTGATAAGGTTTTGCCGATAGGGTTATTCCAATCATGCTGCCATAGCACACGGACGCGGCTAGGGTCGGCTTTGTCTAGCCATTCGCTAAACGCGCCCTTTAAAATAATATCACCGCCCAAATCTACGTTACCCGTAACAGCAGCATAACCACTAAACGTACCATCGCCCGCTTCTTTAAAATTACTATCAACAAGACTTAGAGCCTTTGTGTAATGTAAACGCATATCATAACCCTTTAGAATTAGTTAGTTTCCAGAATGTTTTATTTCCAAAAACTCGACCATCGTTATATTTAACAGCTATCAGCCCACCGCTAACATGATTCTCTAGTGAGTAAACTGAGCAATTCAAAAAATGAGACACTTTAAAATTTAATCTTCTTTTTGTAATGCAAATTTCGTTAAAATCTTCAATGCTAACAGGCAACATATTAGACGGGTGATAATAATAAAAAGGAGCAACGCCGACAAAATAAAACTTTTCGCAGTCTCTAACAAAAATAGATGTTTTTATTTTAAATATCCAAAATAAAAACCTTTGAAAAATAGCCATATCATAACCCCTCAAAATTATCTAACATCGTAACCCAAAACACACCGACAATTGATAGTATTTTCTGCGCTCGCTGTCGGGTCACTCGGATACTTCATTGATTCACCGCCAACATTAAACGGCTGCCCCATTGGTCGTGTTTGACCATTAGCGTTTTTATGTGAGTCTCTCACCCGACTATCGTTTGTGCTTATCCACTCGACCACAACGTCAAGTCCCGAATCAGTAGCGGCTGATTCTGCTCTTGTGTACTGTGATACATTCGCCGCCTTGTGCGTTTCTGTACGCGCTATGGTCATTGCTCGGCTCACTGAGTTTTGACCGCCTATCCTGTTTGCAATGGCATTTGCCACCTTAGTCGGTGTCGCTGCGTAAGGGTCGGCTATACTTGCTTGCATCGTCTGCATGATAACCGCGCTTGCTATGGCCACTGTATTAGAGCTAACTGTTGTTGCTGTGGTTAATACGTTAGATGCTAAGATACTGTAAATGCTATTCTCGACAAAGTTATCAAAGATGTCCTTTTTGCCTGTGAATTTAAACGCCTTAAACCGTTCCGATGTTTCTTTGCTTAAATCGGTTAAAATCTCGGTCATGCGTGTTTTGTGTTGTGCTTGAATCTCGGCGAATTGGCTGTCGTTTTGGTTTGTTTCGTATGAGTTGGCCAATTGATTAGCTGTCTTTTTTAGCTCACGCTTAATCAATTTTTGATAGTGCAAGGCGATTCTGTCTTGTGTCAACAAAACAGCCCTTGCGTACTTTAGCTTCTCGATTCGTGTCATAACTAAAACATCGGATTAAGGTTAGGTATATCTGCCCCTGCCATTTCAAGCGGTATCAATCCACTATTGACCAATAACACATCGCCACCATCTACAGGCTCATAGCCCATCGCCTGCCGCTTTTCGTTGGTGCTGATTGATTGCATGGTGTCTAGTTTGGTATTACGCTCGGCACGTCTTGGCTCTAATGCTGCCACCGAATCAATGTCCACACAAAGAATATCAGTTGGTTTTAAGCCAACACGCCACCCAAGCCAACGATTAAGCGATGCTAAAAGGTTGTTATAAAGTGGAATGGCCGAATCTTCATAAAAGGCCGCCCTTGCTTGTTCATAGTTAGCATAGGTTTGGCTGCCCTCGATACCTAATATTTGTGGCGGTACTTTTAGGGCTTCGCATACATCTAGTTTAGCCGATGTTTTACCGCCCAAAAACTCAGCATCGCGCATGGTAAATCCAAAAGATTGCCACTTGAGGCCTCCCTCAGTAATCACTGGCTTGCCCGTATTTCCCTCGCCTGTGTACGTCTCGCTGAATTGCTCTTTTAATCGCTGAAAAGCAGTTTCATCTAAATTAGAATCGGTACTTAATGCACCGCTCGGCTGCATACCGTTTTTGAGTAATGAAAAGTTAGACTTGGCATAGGCGTTTAATTGGTCAACAGCATAAGAGCATGGCAACAAAGGGCTGCACCCTCTAAACCTGTCTAACGGACTGTACGCTTTCCACATCAACATATTTGATGGCAATACTGCCATAGATTTAATGTCGTTATCGCTCGCTGTGTACTGCCAAATAGCAACCTTTGCCGTCATGGTTTGAGATAATACAGGCGTGAGATAATCAGGGCGTAGAATAAAAATCTCTTTAGGCAGTCGGGACGGTATAGCCGCATCGCCCCATATCGGAGCTTCGCCACCAACAAGATAATAAATGACCGCCTGTTCTAAAAACTCGCTTAATGATTGCAGCTCGTTAGGCTGTGATATGAGACTCATTAGCGAGGCATTGTTAATAACCTCCTCACCGCGTTTAATAATAATCGGGCATGAATTAAACGCGCTAACGTATTGTTGTATGCAAGCATAGACAGTCGGGTTTTGTTGATACGCCTCTTGTACAAATTGGGCAAAATTATAAGCTGTAAAATTGCTAGATTGGCGAATAAGCACACCTAAAGCATTGCTTTTCTGTTCGCCTTTCCAAAACTGCCACCATTTTTTACTCATAATCGCCGTACTCTTACAATGTTTGATGGTCTAACTATTGGCTCTATCGCATAGCGTAACGCGTCTGCATAGTGATTGTTTTTATCTTCAATGTCGGTGGTCGGGTTATCGCTATCATCTGTTTTATAACTATACGCCGCCAACTCTGCAAAACAACACTGTGCGTCAGGGTGTATGTAGATTGCCTTAAATGTCTGCAATGCTACAACGCCGTCCTCTACGCTGCCTTTCCACTTTGTACAACCTTTAATCAATAGTATCTCTTTTTTAACTTTTGATATAGTCTCAGGCCTCGCACAATCAGCCCGTGATGTATATTTTAGCACATTAGGCACATGGTCAATAAGATACGCGCCTGTGTCGTCTAACTCAAGCCCCACTTTTGATGCCGCGTTTCTAATATATAAACTATCCTGAAAAATATAACACTCAATAATTGCAGTGGGGTCAACACTAAATCCCCAATCTATGCCGATGTACGGTGTACCAAATGTCGGGTTAATTTCAAAATCAAGCATCTTCAACTTTTTGGCCAAGATAGAGTTATCGCTGATTTTTAGGAATTGCCCCTCCCAAATCCAAGCGTATCGCCCTGCATCGCCTTTTAAGTCTCGCTGTCTTTGTCGTTCTAAAGCATCGGGAAACCACGGATTGTCATGCCAGTTAATCGTGATATGTAATGTTCTATCGTCTTTATTAACAATAAACTGTTGCCAAGTTGCGTCTTGTTCAAAACGTGGGTTAAACACTACATAAAATCTTACTTGGCCATATCGTGGTGTAGGTCGCAAGTATGACCATGAATTGTCTGTTACGTTTTCGGCTTCATCGACCAAAACGACACGAAGTTTGTTAATTGATTTAATGGACGTGATATTGGATTTTAAGCCTGCAAAAATAAACCTTGCGCCCGTTAGATTGTTTGTTATTTCGCCTTGTATAATTTTAAAATAAGACTGTAATTCATACTTGTATATTGTGCTTACAATAGTTGCATAAAGCGAATCAGCGATTGATTTTTGAATCTCACGACAACATAGAATCACACCATCATCAATGAATGATTCTAAAACGCCTAATGCGGATAAAGCCTCAGATTTTGCGCCACCACGTCCACCATCCATGATGATGATGTCATATAAACATGATTTTAGATTATCAAAAGCGGGAATTAGCTTTTTAGGTGCGTTAATCGTCATCTTTAGGGGATACCCCTACGATATTAAAAACAGGTGGTTGTAATGCTGTACCATTCGCGCCCGTGTGTTCTTGTACGTTTGTCTCTTTCCACCCCATGCGAGTTTTAGCCCAAAACATTGCAGCCCTTACGCAATCGCTATGTGTTGCGCCTGTAGCTAATGCTTGACCACTTGCTGCTTGATATAAAAACTTGCCAACATTTGCATTTGCTTTAATTGCGCTGTTTTCTAATTCTTCACGATAATACTTATACAGTGTTTTATCATCTATGCCGATATATGCAGCAACTTCTTTAATAGGCACACCATAAGAACGCAATGCGATAATCTCGGCTCTTGTTTTTTCGGTTGGTTGATGCAGTGGTTTTGACATAGTTAAGCCTCATTTGTTTTTTTTGAGGCTGCACAAGATGAGTGGAGCGTGATGGTTGGAATCGCACCACCGCTCACTGACTGGTCGCCAGTGGTTGCCTTTGTATCACGCTTAATTGAAACACCTTTATACATACCCGCGCCCATTTCGTCAATCTTTGAAAATGGTATAACTGGCACTGTAAGCCGCGCTTTTGCTGATTCATTAAGAAAGTAGATATATCGTAATTGGTAGCCCTTCAAAGGCGTACAATCTTTTTTTTGCAATCCTTTATATTTTTTATCCGCTGAATTATTAAAAGTTTTATCAGCAACAACTTCGCCATGCGGCGTCATAAGCATTGTCTTATTAACCTTTATTCCAGTTAAAATAAAACCGCTTGCTCTATAGATTGTGCCATCACCACATTGGCAGCCATCACTAAAACTTAACACCCACTCAATATGTGGGTAATGTTTTTTTATCAAACGAAACGCCACTGCCATACAACGGCTTTCACTGTTACGCGGTAATCTGTCGCTAAACGCCATGCGGTTAAGCTCTAGCATTCCGTTCCATTGTGTGCCATCGACCAAGGGCAGTATCTTGCGCTTATCAATAGACCCGCCAAACGACATAACGCCCTCTAGTTTGTCGTTAAGGTACGCGCCAAAGTGTAACGTGCTATTGTTTACCACCTTACCGCTATAATGCACCCGCTTAACAAGCGCATTTGCTGCCTGTGCTGTGATAGGCTTTACAATAATATCCTTTGCACTAACCATTGCGAGCCTCTAGCCATTGGGTGCATATTAAAGCGAGTGCGTTGCCGTTGCTGTTTTCATTTAATCCTGTGTCTACAAGCGGATTTGTTCTAGCAAGCGTAACAGCATCTTCAACGATTGCGGCTTGCTCGTCATGCAGGGTGAAGGTCTTTTGCTGAAATGGCTCCTTATCACCGCTTGCCAGTTCAGGCATGCCCACTTCCTCGCTTTCGTCAAAATCAACCGCGCTGATTTCCCCCAATTCAAAACCCGTTAGCTCTAAATTAAAACCATTATCTGCAAGTTCTGCAAACTCTACGCGGAGCATTTCCTCGTCCCATCCTGCATCTAAGGCAAGGCGGTTATCAGCAATGATATAAGCGCGTTTTTGTGTGTCGCTTAAATGGCCAATTTGTAGCACTGGGACTTCTTTTAGCCCTAATTTTTGAGCAGCCATAACGCGGCCATGCCCTGCAATAATTCCATTATCTAAATCAATAAGCACTGGATTTAAAAAACCGAATTCTTTTATACTTGACGCAATCTTACTAACCTGTGCTTCGCTATGTGTTCTACTGTTTCTTGCGTATGGGATAAGCTCAGTAGTTAAAATGCTTTTATAGTTCGGATTATCATTTTTCATCTCATCCCCTCAATAATCCACCACACTAAATAAACTAACCACACACCAAAAGCAATTATACAACAAATGCCACTAACTAAGCACAGTTGCAAAAAGCCTTTAAAGTATTTCATTTTTTGCGCCACTCATTAAAAGACTGTTTCAGTTTTGGCAACGCAATAATTATCTGTATGACTGTATAGAGTATCGTTGTCATTATTAACCAGTCCTGTAGTTGTATTCCTGCGAATGTCATTCCTGTGACGATAATAGGCGGTGAAGTTTTTATAGCTGCCATACTTAACCCATGCTCGATGTGTTGTGATGTATCAGCCATATTATTTTGCACCAACATTCTCACGCTTAAACACGGCCGTTAAACCTAGCACAATGTTTAAAATACCTGTCTGATAATTGCCAGTCATACAGTCAGATATGCCGTTAAATATCAGGGCAATGCCCGCATAACTTGAAGGCTCTTTTAAACGGTCTTTTACAGAGTCCACGACTTACCCCAAAATAATTAAGTAATTGTATAAACTATACCACACTAAGAAATAAACGCAAAAGTTAAGCAATCCCAAACATTAACTTAGTTAATGCCCAATACTGCTTCCTATCGTCTATGCCGTTTAGCCCCCCATTTATCGCCTTTGTACAAGCCGTTATCGCGCCAACGTCTGCCCATCTATTTAGATTGTTAGACTTCCAAAACCAACAAGCACTAGCCACAGCATGACGTGGATTCTCTAGCAAGTGAGGGTTTTTTAATAGATTTAGTTGTAACGCATGGCCACATTGTTGATAATTATAACGTCCTGTAATTTGTATTAACCCACGACCTTTGTACAATTGCCCGTCTCCATCTTCTCCGGGTGTATTGCCTAGTCTTAATGCTAGTCGTCCCGTGTCATACTTTGACAAATACGCATTACCACCAAGCTCTGCTAACCACTTAAACTCGCCACTCTCATGCAATACCTGCGCTATAAACATCGCTTGACGCTCTGGTGTGTTAATCAGCCACAACGGCATTATCTCAGCAAGTAACGCGGCAAACAGTACGCTTTTCTCTTTGCCTTGTTGCGTCTTGCAACATCTTTGTAAACCATCGATTGTAAGCATGATTAACTCTTTTAATAATTAGCAGATTGTCTTATGTAATGTGTTTCAATCCTGATTCTCATATCGTCTGTAAACCACTTGCGCTCTGTCAACTCTAACAAAATAGTCTTTAAATCTCCCTCTGTTTTAATCGTTTTTAGGTTGCACGTTTGTATCACATGGCCAGTTAAACCACTTGTAAACACTGCTACACCATGCAAAATATCTAAACTCACGCCCTCGAATGGCCTCATTATTCGACCCTTTTTTTAATATACATCTAACAATAGCGCATATAAAAAAAGAGTCAAATATATTAACGCATCTCAAGCCATGTTAAGTATTTGTCCATAAACTTGTCATAGTCCTGTGGCTTGCCAAATGTATAGTGACCACCTGCCATGCTTACCTTAAAATTTGTTTCGTTTGGCTCACTAATGTCCTGCACATACTTAAATGCAACTAGACTAGCAAGCATAAATACATCACTTAGCATCTCAATTCGTTCTAAATGTGAACCTTTCATAACATATCTCTTAATGTAAGTTGACGTATAACATTCATCACAAAGCGTAGTTATACGTCATTTTGATGTCTAAAACGAGTTAGACGACATTTGCCGTGGCCAGCAGTGCCAAAACCTTACGCCATTGTTTAAGCGGCATATCTCTATGTCCAATGGCTTCTAAATCCTCAACAAGCCATTGCCTAAGCGTCCTATCAGAAACGCCTAAAAGCCGCGCTAAGGCGGCTTGTGTAACGCCAAGCGATGCTATCGCTAGGCGTAGGTTTGTGGGCGTGTAGCCCACTTCAAAATTAGGCATTTACTAACTCGATTTCATTACGAGTAAAATCACAACGCAAATCACACAAAGCCTCGTATGTTTGGCCAAGCTCACCACCATCGCCAACATGGTCATAATAATCAACATCAAAAAATTCACGCATCACATCGTTTTGGATGTCATCGTAGCCTTGTGCAATCAATGCTTCTTCTTTGTACATCTCATGCAAAGAGCCATCTGCAACCTTTGCTTTAGTCGCTTCAAAAGAAGCAGTAGCCAATTTCGTGAATTTTTCAACAGCTTGCATTTTGATAGTTTTCATAATTTTATCTCTACGTCGTGGTTCACGTTATGTGTCCCTATGTGATGTATATTAGGCGCATATTGCGCCTAAGTCAACACTATTCAGAGTTATTTTTAATATATTTTCTAGGGCTTAAAAGTCTTTCTAACTCTCGCTTCAACAACGACAAGCACCCAGCCGTTAGCGTAAGTCAATTTTAAGTTAGTGCTTGCGTGTTAAGCTCAGTAGTTATACACCTATGGTTTTGGCTTTTTAATCAGCATTTCAGCCAACGCTGTAGCAAGTCTTTTAGCTATTTCTGCTCTAGTACATTGCTCGCACTTGTTTTCAGCTTGCACAAGTATTCCATGCCTGCATACCTGTGTTGTATTTGTTTTCATCGCATTAACCTCCATTCATCGCTAAAAGTGTACAACTCAGCAATTAAGTGCGAAAAGTACCCAGCCAACTATGGTGTAACTTTTCGTGCCTGTGCTTTCTGTGTTAATGTTTATGTCGGTAGGGTACTTTCGCCTTATTGCGTAGTTGGGCAGTCATTTCCATTTCATCTTTTCAATATCCCAAATCCAAAAATGGTTCAGCATTTTATTAAAATCCCAATAACGGTAGTATTCTTGGCAAAATTCATCATCAGGAATGCTGTCTCTAAGTTTTTGACGCTGTTTAAAAACCCAATTG